TATTCTCCTCTCATAATTTCATTTATTATAGTTTCTACTTTACAATAATCTCCACAAGTTCTACCTACTGTACCTTGACGATCGACATTTTCATTCATCGGATACATAAAAGCTCCATGTGTAGATGGATTAGATACGAAGTCAAATGCTATTAATTCAAAATCTGGCTGTACTTCTTGAGCATCTCCACCAGCTTCCCTAACAGTTTCTACTGAACCCATTCCACGAGAACTAATACCAAGTTTAATTCCCGATTTAAATAATTCTTTTAATATATTACCACTTGGTGTACCCAATACTTCAACTGTACCTAATAAATTATCACCTTCCCAGTGCATTTCTTTAATATTATGAGAAACATTAGCTAAATTAACTACGGAACTCTCTGGATGATCTAATTCACCCATAGCTCTACGCTGTTTTATAAAATCTTCTGCATATTTTTTAGCTTCACGCATTAAAGTATCTTTTGGATAAATACGTCCATTCTGATTTTGAGCTTCAGCCCGCTGTAAAACACCGCGAACAATTAATTTACCATTATTTTCTTTCATAGACTCAGTAATTTGTTCTGGCCTTATCTCAAATGGTAAATAATCTACAATAAGTTGTTTCATCTAATACACCTTAACTTTTAGTTTTAATAATTTCTTCTTTTAAACCCTCTAACTTTTTAATCCACTTATTAATAAAATTGATAGTTTCAACCTTATTAGGTTCTTCGCCTTTGACTTTAGTTTCTTCTATAAGCCAGCGTCTTTTTAAATTAGATAGGCTTAATAATCTGCCAAGAAAATTAAGTCCATCTATCTTCCAAGATGGTTTTTTCATAATAAAGATTAATAGAGTTGACCGACTTTATTCGCTAACTTAACTAACCTTTCACTAATTTTTTTCATTGCATTGTGAGTATTTTTCCAATAATCTGTAGAATTTACTCCTACTTCATTCTTCAATCTCACATTCATTTTAACAAGTTTATCTAACTCGTTTAATTTATCACGAACTTCTCTCATAGAATAACCAATTTTTTGTTTCGGACTGAGAGAATCATCATTTCTATACTGGTGATATTTACCTTCATTTATAGATTCGTTTTTCATCATATCTCTTAAAAATGAAATATTACTAAGTGCCGCTCCTAATTTTTCAGCTTGCTTTCTATCTGTTATTTTCCTACCTAATTTCATAAGGGTTAACATTATTGTTTCAACCTTTTTTAATTCAGCAGGTCCTTCATTTATAGATTCGTTTGCCATTAAATTCATCATATCACATAAATCAACACATTTTTCAAGACTCTTATAAAGATCTTTCATATAAGAATTTGCTTTACCTTTATTATAAATTCTCATACCTGGTTTTACAACTTTCATTTTAAAATCAGATAACTTATCTCCCATATCAGCAAATACATTTCCATAATCTATTTCGTTTATCTTACCTTCATTTATAGATTCATTTTCTGGTTTAGGTTCTTCTGGTTCAGCTATTGGTACAAAGGTCATTTTAAATCCACCACCAGGTTTTTTAACCATCTTTATTTTTTTACCTTGTTTAGCTAACAGCTGTCCAAGTGTAATTTCATTTATAGTTTCGGCAAGACTATATCCACTTTGTTTAGCAATCTTATCTTCTTTTTCCTTATCCTTTTTTCTTTTTGACTGAAATGCATAAGGAGTCTTAGGTGGGCCTTCACCGCCGTCAATATTACCAGTAGCAGAAGCTTCTTGTAATTTTAATTCTTGTTTTATAATTTCTCTAATATATTTTCTTAAAAGTTCAACCTTCATGGACATTTTTAATCTCCTTGACTAATTCATAATATCTCATTAATGTTAAAACCTGTTTTTCATTAACTATCTTACCTTTTGTTAAATTACCTATTTGATTAACTGCTTCAGTTAATTTAATCTTAGTAATAGCATCAGTAACTTTAGGTATGTATGTTTTCAATGTTCTTTTAATTTTAACAGCTTCTGTATCTACGAACTCTCTCAAAGAATTTGTATTACTTATATTATTAATATAATGTTTAAGTAAGCTTTTTTGTGATTCATTTAATGTCTTATACTTTTGGTTAAATTTATCAACAAGTATTTGATATGCTAATAACCTTAAATCTTTATCTGTTTTATTATATTCTGATAAAATTTTTGCCTTAGCTTCTTTCGAACTAATTCTTTTACTTGTAATATGTTCTAAAACTGTAAATTTAGAATTAATTGCTTCTTCTGGATTAAAAATTGTAGGTAACGTTTGAGATTGAAATACATTATAAATTGAAGCTAGTAATCTATAGTTTGAAATACGACCATTAAAAAAATCATTTGCGTTATAATTTTCTTTTATCTCTTTGATTAAGTTATATTTTTCATTACGAAGTTTAGAATTACTTAATTTTTGTCTTGATTCTAATACCATTTCTAATAAATCATTAGCTCTACTTTCAGATTCATAATGTTTTTCTGAAAGAATACGATATAACTGAAGTTCTTTTCCAAGTTCTGTATTTTCGTTAAAGTATTTTTTTACTATTTTAACCGATTTAGTACTTTTACCTGCTAACACATCAGCGGTTATCTGTCTTGTTAACAATTCAAAGAGAATACTTGTATTCTTTATCTTAGAATGTTTTAATTTTCGAGCCATTACAAATTACTCCAATATTTAATTATATTTACTCATAAATAAATATAAAGTTAAACAATAATTATTCATTTGATGCCTCTTTAGTTAAAGAACTTACCTCATTCTTGTACTCATCTTCAACTTCTGAAGCTTCAGTTATGATTTTTTTATCATATTTACCAAAATTCATTGATTTTTTCAATTTATCATAGTGTGCTAACGCAAGTGGTTTACCATATTTCCGTGAACTACTACCACCTTTTTTCATATCGTGAGCTCCCAAGGGATCTCTACCTCTAGCTCCACTATCTTTTCCATATTTACCACCCTCTTTTGGTCTTCCAGCACCTTCCCAACCACCTGGAGGTGAACCACCTTTATCGTAAATCGAACCCATTGGTGTTTCTGGTTCTTCTGGTGTTTCTCCCGTTTCAGGATCAGGTTCGGGTGGCATTGTTGTAGCCAAATCGCTTGGTGTACCAACTGCTTCACCACTCTTTTGAGGATCATTACCTTCCATCTCAATCTGAGAACGGCGAAATTTCTGTTTAAAATCAAATACTATTCCATCACTTATATTTTTCATTTCTTCTTCAGTAAAATTAAAAATATTTTCATAAATCCACTTTGAAGAAACTAAACCATCTTGCATCATTGAAGATGCTAATGAAGTTTTACTATTCCACAATTCAATCTTTTCTTCTTCATATATAGTTGATGGATTTGTTAATTCAAGTTCAAAATTAACTAAATCAGCATCTGTATATCCTTGTGCATATAAATGAACAATACCTATTTTAGTTAACTCTGATAGTGTGATTCTTTGTATTCTTTCAATAGTTCTAGCAAATCTTACATCTTCTGCGGCAAGTGTTGCTTTAGAACCAATCTGCTCTTCATAACCCAAAAACGCCTTTGGTACTCTTAAAGAAGCTAAAAGTTTATTTTTAAGATATTCAATATCTTCTGTTGCTTCATAAGTTAATCCAGGAAGTGAATCTATACTTGTTCCACTATCACCACCACGAACTGGTAAGAAAAAATCTTCAGTAATATTTTGCATATTATATTTTAGATTATAATCACCTGTACCTTCTTCCATTACTGGAGCCTTTTTCATTTTATTGATAACTTGTTGCATGTAGTTATCAACCTCTGAAGGCGGTATATTTCCAATATCTAATTTAAATATTCTTTTTTCTGGAGCTCTCATAATTCTATGAATCAACATCGCATCTTCCATCAAAATTAATTGTTTCCATGTCTTACGACCACCTTCAATCTGTGATTTACCATAAGGAAGATAATTAGCATCTGAAAGTAATCTGAAGTGTGCTACCTCATAATTTTCTAACTCTTGTTTCATCGTATCCATTTCAGCTCTATATCTATGTTCCGTTGAAAGCGGTTCAACTAAAAATTTAACATATTCTGGATTTTCTGGATCTAATCCTTCTATCCGTGAAGTATCATAAACAGAAAGTGGAACTACATTAGTAATACCATATTTTTCATCAATTTCTAATTGTAAAAAGAAATCACCATATTTACACATATTACGAATCCACGGCCATAAATTAAATTCAATATTAACAATATCATAAAATAAATTATGAAGTATTTGTTTAATTTGATCATTATCCGTTTTAATTTCTAAAACATCTCCATATGCTGATTTCATACTTGACTCATCTGCATAAATGTCAAGTGCTGAAGAAATTATTGAATCTGCATCCATCTGTTCATAATCTTTAAATAAATTCAATCTCATTGATTTCGTTAATAACGAATCTGAATAACCACTTAAACCAGCACCTGTGTAGATTTTTTGATATCTATCAATAAGATTACTTCTTGCTACAGATTGCGTACGACTTGTATCGGAAACTTTTAATCTTTTTCCACCTACATTTCTTACTATTACATTTGTAGAAAATAATCTTCTTAATCTACTAAATAAACTTGTGTCAGCCATTTTTACCTCTTTACTTAATTAACCATTCTAATGATTCTTTTTCTCTACCTGTTTCCATAATCCAAGAATCATTTTGGTTGTTTGTTGGTGTATAAACACCTTGATTTGATGTTATACTACTCATTGCTTTCTTTTGTAATTCTATACCTTCAGCTCTTAATCTTAAAGCTGTTTCTCTTATCCATAATCCCATAGCATAAGACATTACTAAGTCATCGTTATATCCTGACATAGCTTCTGCTCTATTATTATGATAAATAAATACAAACAATTCATCAATTAATCTTTGTGAATGTACAGTTACTAGTTTCTCTCTAAAAAATTCTTCTAATTTAGCCACTATTAATGGTCTTGTTTTTTGTGTTAAAGTAAATCCTGGAATTACTTGTTTTTCTGTTCTATTTATTTTATTATTAACTTGTCTATGTACATCAACTATCTGTAAATCTTTACTCATATAAAATAAGTTTTCATATTCTCTATCAATACATTGTTGTATTGCTGCCCATCCAATATTATTATTCTCAACAACAAGTAATGCATTATTATATTCAGTAGCTATATTAACTAATAAATTACCATAATCTCGTGTAGACATTCTACCCTTATATTCAGCTACTTGTTCTAAACTTTCTACGTCTAAAATATGAAATGCAGAATAGTCTGTCGCATCCCCTCTACTTACATCAGCACACACTATATAATCTTTTGTGTAATTAGGTGGCTCCCATATCCAAACATTTGAATCTATACCACGTTTCTCCATTGGTTCTTTAACTTGTGTAGTTCTATACTCTTCTAAAATAATACCATCAATTACTGATTGTCCTGAAGTAATGAAATCACAATCGCATTCTTGAGCTGCTAATGTAGGACCTAACAATTTATCTTGTTCATCTCTCCATTCTTGGCCTCTTTCTGGATGTAATGTCCAATGTAGTTTTGTAAATTTAAAATCATTTAAACCATCTTCAGCATCCATCCAAGTTCTATGAAACCAATTTCCAACACCATTTGGTGTAGAAAGTGCTATACATTGTCCACCAGTTGATAACGTCTGAGATGCTGCAGCCCATATGCTTTCTATTCTATCAATAAATGCTGCCTCATCTAATATTAACAATGATAATGCTTCTGAACGACCAGCATCTTCTCCACTTGAAACTGCTTTTACTTGAGAACCATTCTTATATCGTAATGAAAGTTTATTATCTTCAACACATCTCTGTTTTAGCCAACTTGGTAGATTAGCATGCATCACTCTAACTTTTGTTACTAAATTTTTGGCAACCTCTTGTTTAGTAGCAATTACTAATATATTTTTATCTGCATGAAAAGTCATCATCCATAAAGAATATCCAGCAGTAATCGAAGATATTCCTAATTGTCTAGCTTTTAAAATAATTTGAAATCTGTGTTGGACGAACTCCTCTACAGATTTTTCTTGAAAATCATACAAAGCAAATGGTATTTTACCTTGTATTGGATGTTGTATTACACAATATTTTTTCAAGAAATAAACAGGATCAGAAGCACATTTTATATACTCCTGTTTAATTGCATCCTTGAGTTGACCTTTCGAATTTCTTTCCATATTAATAAACTACGGATATCCTACCACTTCCACTAACTTTACTAACACCAATTTCATAAAGCGTTTTAGCTGTCAAATCAGTAGCGTTTAAAGTTCCACCTTCTGTAGTTGTTATTACACTAGTTCCAGCGACTGATATTATAAACCCACTTGAATTTTTCTTTGATCCAGTAGCGTGAAATATTTTACCAACTCCAGCTATACTACCACTAACTTCTACTACATTATGAAATTTAGCATCATCTTTTACAGTTGGTGCACTTCTACTAGATACATCGGTTCTAATTCCATCAGCACCATGCGTTATTGTTGCCATTTATTTTCTCCTTATAATAAGTTAAATTCTTCCTTATATATAAATATATTACTTTAAAGAATCTTCTAATTTTTGTAAATGTTCTAATGCTTCATCAGCTTGTTTTGCGATTCCTTCAGAATTCATTTTCCAACTCTCCCTATCAACAGAATAACCATCTGGACGAAATTGTTCCATAAATTCTGGAGCTTTTTGGGTTTTAAACTCTTCAATTGATTGTTTTTGATCTGTTATCCAAGCTAATTTATTAGCAATAATCTTTTTTTCTGCCCATTTATCATAAGTACCGTCAATTCTCATTTTATTTTCAACTTCTACTTGACAATTAAAGCAATGGTCATATAAATACCACATTTTTTCATCTAATCGTCTTTTCAGTACTGTTTTACATTCAGGGCAGAACCAAGGCATTCTTCCACCTTTAGTTACTTCTAATTTTTCATTAATTCTTTTTTGTTCAGTTTCCCTTTCCAATTTCATCTTTTCTTTGAATTCTTTATCTTCAACTGGAACAAAAATTCTCTTTTCAGGTGAACCACCGTCTAAAATTGATTGTAATGCTTCATTTTGTCGTTTATTTTCTCTACTATATCCCATTGTAATATTTCCTAAAAATTTAATAACCCTAAAATTTGATTTACTGGTGCAAATGCTCCTGTAAATTTATATGTTTTACCTTTGTATTTAAAAACTATACCTTCTGTTGGTACAATTGATGATAATCCACCTATTGCTTCTAATTTTTCAAGTTGTTGTTTCAAAGTTTGTATTTTTGTAACATTTCCACCACTTTTTATCGTTCTTATAGCACTAATTACTTCTTTTCTTATCCGCTGTACTGCTTTATCAGGAGAAACAGCTAAATATCCACTAATATTTTTCAAAATTTCTGCTCCTACATCAAAAAACAACACTTCAAATGGTTTCATATTCTGTTTTACCCATTGTTGTTGGTCATTTTTATCAAAAGATAGTACCCACTCTAAAAATTTTGGAGCTTTACTCAAATCTTTTTTAATTTTTGGTATTGAATACGATTTATCAGAAAAAGCCCATCTTTTAGTTAAATTAGTCAAAACTTTACTTGGTATTATTACACTATGTTGTTTTGTAGCATTATAAATAAATTCTTCCCAAAATGACTGATGATATTTAGCTAAAGTATCATTATCCCTTAATGCATATTCTCTTTGTAATTTATTTAATCTACTAATAAACCCAGCCTTCTTTTTTCCAAAATCTTGTACTTTTGGTACTGTTAAAAATTGTGGTTTACCTATCGCATAATGTTTTTGTACATGCTGATTAACTTGTGTGATCATTCCCGCTAACATTCTAGCAGAATCTTTAGGTTGTCCTATAGAAGTACCACTTTCATCATATTCTAAAGTTCCATGAAATACAATTTGAGCCTTATCATAATCTATAACATTAGCAGATGCTGGATATATAACCTCTAAGTTCATCCATCGTTTACCATTTCCGAACACCTTTTCTTTTTGTGCATCTGATAATGAGCTTATAGATTTATTTAAATCTTTCATAGCATAAACAAAGGCATTTCTAATATCACCTCTACCTGCAAATTTAGAGGCGACTCCGCTAATATCCATCGCCGATGAACCAAAGTTTTTTAATTGACCTTTATTTCTAGCTGTAACTAACTTTCCGTTTACCCAAGAAACCATTAAGTTTTGTCCATCAAGTTTCTCTGTAACTCCATCTTCTCGATTAAGTTTACCACCTAACCCTAATATAATTATATTCTTTAAATCTGAAAATGTAATATTTTTATCATCAAACGGATGATTCATGTGTCCATATGCTCCGCCCATTAATAGTAACTCCTTTCCCTTGTAAGGTTTATCTGAAACTAACAGATTTACATATTCTGTTAAGTCTAATTTATTTTGAATTTCTTTTTTTACGCTTTTTGATTGTGCATTAATCGCACTCCCGTGTGTTGCACCAGGAACAATCAAAACTTTTTTACCTTGATTAATATATTCTTCTTTTTTACTAGCCATATTATCTCGTCTTGCTTGATTCCAAGCAAGTTGAGCTTTGGCTACAGGATTAGAACCAGGTTTTTTACCACCATCTTCAGGGTAATTCATATCATATAATTGTTTAACTTCACTTTTGTCTTTTGGTGGAAAATTACCTTTATATCCATTTTTTCTTAAAAACTTTTTACCATCATCGGTTAAATATCCTAATGCCTCTTTACCATTATCACCTTGTCCTACCAAATTAGAATATATAGCACCAGTCATATCTGATGGTGTATATTGTTTACCCATTTTTTTAGCTAAATCTTTATAGATAGGTGCTTTTTCGTGTCCATCATCATGTCTATTATACTCACCATCCCAAGTATCAACACTTCCACCTGCTTTTCCTACCATCCTACCAACAGCTTCTTGTTCAGTATTAGGATAATAGTTATGACCATCTCCCTGTCCACCTTCTGCTAAAAATACTACATTTTCTGCTCCATGCTCTTTTATAAAATCCTTAACCATTGGTGCTATATTTTTTTTGAAAAACTGTTTTCCTTTTTTATCATGCTCTGTATGTGGTGTTCCAATAACCATACTATTTTTATCTTTAGTAACATATTGTGCTTTATGAATTTTTGCTGAATAACCAATCTTATCATCACCTAAGAATAAATTACCGTGTGGATCTTTTCCCCAACTTTTTATTGTTTTTATAACTGAGTTATCTTCCTTATTGATACTCTCTTTTATAGTATTTAATTTTGGTTTACCTCTATTAGTTTTTTTACCTTTATTACTAGCAATCTTAGTATTAGTTGTATTATCATTACTAATACCTGGTAAAATTGGTGCTTCTACTGCCACTCCTGTATAACCACCGCCTACAGGAGCTATACCAAACCATTTTATTATTTCATATCCAATATTTTTGGCTACAATTCTTCCTAAATGTTTTTTATATTCTCCTACTGGATCTTCAACTCCAAATCTAGACCCATAATCTCCAGTTTGTTTTCTACCATATGCAACAGCAGGCACAATATTATAAGCTAATGTATAATCTAAAGCTGGATCATGAGCTTTTTCTCCTAAAATATAATCTACAACTTCCCAACCATATTTTACTGCCATATCATCTATCCATTTTTTAGAGAATTTTTTATAATCACTAAATCCCCTATAATGTATAGGTGGCCCATCATCCGCTTGAAAAGCTGCACTTGTACTATTTTCTTTAATAAGTTTACTTATATCATTATCAATTAAAAATTTATCTATAGATTCAAATAATTTTTTAAATTTATTAGTCATCATAGTATATACACCTTTATCAAAGTATCCAAAATACTTTCTAAATCTTCGTTCTCTGTCATCAGCATATTCAGGTGAACCAAGTAATTTTCTCATAGTAGTACCACTAACTTCCATACCACCCGCAGTCATTGAAACATGTGGTGCTGTAAGTACATAACCATTATCTTTAAAACTATTCATATTGTTTTTATTCTTTTTATAGTCTTGAAAATATTTACCACCTTTTAATCTATTACCTTCTTTAGCTCCAAAAGCATAAACAACCGCAGTCGTTTTTCCATCGAACTTATTTAATGTATTTATAGCTTTATATGGTGATCTTTCTTCTATAATCTTACTTGAAGGAATTCCCATTTTAGTCATATGACGAACTTTTTCTTTAAAGTTCATGGGGTGGCGTGGCGGTTGTTTTATATTAGATGTAGTGATATAAACATCATCAAATTTATTTTTCATCCACTCGTAAGTTTTTTTGTGATGTGGCCCAAACGGTTGAAACCGTCCACCGTAAATACCTACTACTTTTTTTATTTCTTTTTGTTCTGTCAATTCAAATGCGCTTTCCTCATCTTCACTAATGGAATATACAACACTTTTGCCATACAAGTCAAGGACTTTTTGCAATTTTTTTATTTTTTTATCTTCTGGGACTACCGCAGTATCCTTATCTTTAATAGCACTTTTCTTCTTTTTCTTATCTGTAGTAACATATGTATCGTATTTATCACTTGGCCCATGTTCGTATTGTCGAATCTTTAATTTAATTTTAGATTCATAATCGTTTGGTAAAGTATTCTCGATTCCTAAGAATTTAACCGCTCCTGGTATCAAATATAAAGTTACTTCTCTTTTATTTAAATTCATCATCAACTGACTTGAAGTCCAGAGTTTATTTTGAGACCTAACTAAATCAAATTTAGCACCTCTGTCTTGAGTATGATTGTAAAATGCAGGAAAGAACTTTTTATAATCTTCCTCTTTAGATAAAATATCTAATGCATTTTTAGCCCTTAACTGAGAAGATAATTTATCAGGTCCTCGTTGATAACCTTGTTCTGGATGTTGAACACCATGATTGGCTCGAACAAGCGGAGTTGTATTTATATCGTGAATTGCTACTGATGGTTCAACTCTACTTGTATTCTCAATAATAACTACTTTTTTACCATCACTTACAATTGTGTGTCCTTTGATACCATCTTGATAAGTTATAAGTGATTTTACTGCTTTTTTAAGAGTTTTATGTTGTAATGCTTCACGAATTCTTGTACCATCTTTAGACATAGCTTTCTTTTTCTTAGCTTTATCAAAATCCTTTTCATCTCGTTTTACAAACAATGCTGAATTAACAATACCAATACCTTCTGAATTCAATCCCTCGCTCCAATCTGTATCTTGGTCTATTACATAACAAATCTCAACTCCATATCCACTAAGTTCCCTCACTACTTTTAAATTTGGATTATAATTTCTATCTCGGTTCTTACCTATTACAATATCATCACCAAATTTCTTAGCTACAGCAATACATTCATCTATTTCTTCATAACCACTCATACTATCAGTTTTATTTTTCTTTACTGATTTACGGCTTGGTGATGGTATTTCAATTTCTTTGATACCACTCTTTTTTAATATTTGTTGTTTTTCAATCCACTTTTTAGCTAATCTATTTTTAATTGGTTTCCTAATAAATTTACCAATACCTTTAGTAACTAACATATTAAACTTTTTCTGTGCTTGTTTTGGACTCAATGTAGCATTATTATCTACTAATAGAAAATTAGAACCACCAAACATTCCTTGAAAGTATGCCATATTTTTCTGAACTTCATTCCAATATTTTTCAACTATCTCTGATGGTAATTTTCTTGCCCTCTCCATATTCCTTTTTTGTGCTACATCTAAACTTGTATTTACAAAAACCATATAAGTATCATAACCCATATTTACTAACTTTTGTCGTTCTGATTTAACTTCTGAGAATTTATGACCAGTACCATCAACAATAACACCTAATCTACCAGAAACATAATGTTTTAATCTTTGTTTACTAAGTTCTTTTGTACGAGTTCTCATTCCACTATAATCAGGATCAGTAGGATCAGTTAATTGTCTAAATAAATCATCTGGCATCATATCAATATCAACACTTCCAAAATACTTTTTAAGAAAATTTTCTAATTCTGTATCTTGATTAACCATTTTTAATCCATAAGCTGATACATTAACTTTCTTTGGTATACCAAACAGCCCACCTGCAACATAAGTTTTACCACTTCCAGGTCCGCCTGCAAGAAATACTGCTTTAAATATACCTGGGTCGTTTACACCTTCTTTAATTTCTTCTTCGTCAAATATATTAACTGTTTTATGAATTCTAAATGTAGCAGCTTTTCTACCATTAATAGTAGGCATACCATGTTTATCTTTACCAATATCTTTGATTTTCATTTTCTTGTTTTTAAATTTACCAACAAGAATAGTATCACCAACATCTACTGGTATATTAATATCCTCTTTTATAAGAGGTTTAGTTAGCCATTCAGTTAATTTATTCATTTTATATAATCACTATCATAAACGTATCCAAACCATCCACCAAATTTCATTTTCAATGTACGAATAGCTTGTTCCCAATCTTTACTGGTATTATACAATACAGAATCTCCTGTAGAAACTTTATGTTTTTGATTAAACATCTTTAATAATGCTTCTGAATCTTTAACAATTTTATCAGAAAGTTTCTCCATCTTTTTTACATCTGATTTCGAAACTTCAACTTGTTCTTTTAATATGTCTTTTAATTTAATCATACTGAAAGTGCCCTTCTATACCATCCAAACAAAAATCTTTCTTGTTCTGGTTTCTTATTTACTAAATCATAATAATGTTTTAATCTGTAACAACGTACTCTATCTAATTCAGGTGTATGTTTTGCTAATGCTGCTTTTGTACCTGGTCCGAATCCACCATCAACTGATATTTTACCACCTTTACCATTGATTGCTCGTTGTAAAATCTTTACTGCAGCTCCTCTACCTTGATTCACACACATATCAAAATAGATATGTTTTAAATCATCTGGTAAATCATCTACTTTGTTCTTATCCCAATAATCTTTCTTGTAGATTTCTTTAGCACCTTCTTTTGTAAGGTTTTTGATATCTACGTCTGGATAGAATCTACCTGCAATACCAAAATTAGTTTCTCCACCTAAATCTTTTGGATCGTGAACATAACCGCCTTCGTGTTCTAAAGTTAAATCAATTATTTCATCGAATGTTGTTAAAACCGTGTCTTTCATAGGTTTACTCCTAAATATATTAATAAATAGTTTAAAAATTTCGTATATACTCATATATAAATATTGGTTAGAATTATTTGTTTAATTTTTATCCACCACCTTCAATAGCCCAAATAAGATTATTATCTGTCTTAGAAACTCCACCGTTTTCCAAAGTCAACGTAAAAGTACCATCTTCTTCCCCTGCTTTATTTGAATCAACTCTCATTCTAACATAAATTACATCATCAGCCGCGTCTGCTGCGGTAGTTTGAGCTGCAACTCCTGCTGCTGCCCAATTTGTTGGATTAGTACTTGTACCTACAGCTACATATAAATTATTTACCCCACTCAATCCAACTACATTTGATATAGTAGCATTTACTTCATTTGCACCTGAATCAGGATTAGTAAGGGTTACATAAACAGTTGTACAGTTACGATCTTGACTTTCTATACCACAATTAGCATTAGGTGTAGCGTTGTAACTACCCCAAGATGGGTCATCAGCAGCAACTGCATGAGCTATATCTGGTGCGAAAGTACTACCATTTTCTGCTTCATTTTCAAATCTAGCTGAAAAATAAACATTTCCATCAGCAAAAGATGATACATCTAAACTAGACTTAGTCATTGTTTCAGAAGCATCTTGTTCACTTGTATTTACAGTTACATTATTAGATGTTGAACCTTGTGAAGTTCCATAGTATATTCTAACAAGTCTAGATACATATGTTTCGCCAGCTACAGCTATATTCCAAGATGTGGCTGTCGTAGAACCAGAAGTTACTGTTATTGATGCTGGTGTTGCTGGTGTTGCGTCTACTTTTTGATCAACTATACCATCAGTACCTATGTCAATTGCAAAACCCGCCCAATGGAAATGAGTTCCGTCTGTTACTCCAGCGGCCATAGGATTAAATGCAGTTCCTAAATCATTATCAGTCGCTATAATTGAATCTACATTAGTATTGAATCCATATAATGTTCCGCCACCCACTTCATCACTATATAATCTATTATGTGTACCATTTGCTGATGAATTATTTTCAGCGGCTAATAACAATGAAGTATACCCAAAGTATGCACCTGAAAGTCCAACACCTTTAATAGCAGAGGTTAAGTTTGTAACAACAAATGTTTCGAAAGCCGCGGTAAGTGCTGAAGCTACTAAAGTAGATTGACCCCCATCAGAATACAATGATATTTTAATTTTAAATGTTCCAGCAGAACTATAACCAAATGATGCCGCTTGACTTGTTAAAGTTTGTGTACCTGAACCTTGAGCGGTTCTTACATTACCACCTGTTACAGCTGTAGCATCTATATCATTTCCGTCTTGATTATCATCGGATTGATTTATTAACTCATATCGAGTTGAACCAAGTTCAAATCCCTGCCAAGCATAGGAAAAACCTAAAGTATCATTTACCGTATCATAACTTCCACCAATTGATACTGAACTTACACTATAAATTTCTTTTGAGTAATTAATTGTTACAGCACAAGTAGTTGCTGTTGATTGGTCGCCTGACGCACCACTTCCTACAACAGTATAAGTTACATTTTCACTAGCGTCAACCGTACCAGCAGCTTGAACTGTAGCTTGTGTAGCTGTTTGTGAAGATGGTGTAGCGTTTGCTGATATACTAATATGACTACTACTTTCACTATATGTTCTACCTGTTATATTATTAGTTCTTGTTCCTGGTGTACTAAATACAAAACTTGTTGGATATGTTCCTGTATCTGTATTTCTTGTAGTAGAATAAATTGTTTGTGTTGTCGGATTAATTGTATTTTTACTTGTTGTTAAATTTGGATAAATTGTAACAGTACTTGTATTTTTATTTGTTCCACCACCATCATTTGGGTCTATAACTCTAGCTTGTAAATGTTGAATTGCAGTATTTCCATATGGGTCATCTGGTGTAAAATCTCCCGTATAAGCATCAAGTGTATATCTTGAATCAGTTGTATCATTAGCAGAATTAGTACTTAAAAATGTAGTAGTTGCTGAAGATGATACTAATCCAAAAGTAACACCACCAGAAAACCCCGATTGATTACCTGAAACAGTTATAGCTCCCTGTCCATTTTGAGCTGATATTGAATTTAGTGTTGTAGCATCTACTAACTCAACATTAAGAGTTTTTTCAGCATATGATGTTTGTGATATTCTACCATATAAAGTTAATCTAATTGTTTTATTTGCTTGTGCGGTATCAAAAGATACAGTATTTGTAGTGGTACTGGAATATTCATCAATAATAGATGTACCATCAGCTGATGTTCCATCAGTATCACCACCACTTGCGTTATTAGAAGTCATTGTTCCTGTACCTTGATTCGACCAAGCATAACCTACAACATTATCAGTAACATTATTAGCAACTGTTAATACAGTATTAGAACCTACAAGAACTGGATCTACACTTATTGCTAAATCACTTGCACCAAACTCTCCTGAAATTAAAGGATAAACATTAAAAGCATTATCTGATAAATCATATGTGCTTGACGCTGCTCTATCTTCTGCTCTAATTTTACAGGATATAGTTGATGCCCCTAATGACGCTGCTGTTACACCTTTTGATATAGTACCACTCGATACAGTTCTCGAATCAGTTGAATCTGAAGTATCAGAAGCTAAAAAAGTACCTGTATCACTAACATTAACATAACCAATTTTTATACCACCAGCAATTCCTAAATGAGTACCAACACAAGTTATTGTAGCTCCTTCATTCGCACCAGTAGATTGGTCATTAGCTGTTATTGAATCTGTATATTCAATTCTATGTGATACTTCAGCTGCAGTGGATGAATTTCTTGCTTGTGATGGTGTACCATCTATTCTTAAATTTGCTGTAAATACTCCTGGTCCTTTGTACTGAATTGCTGGAGTTGAAGCAGCTGTTGATACTGAACTACCATATGAACCTTCTCCACTTAATCTTAAACCAGCACTATCACCTGAAGATTTAGCAAATGTCCAATTATAATCATTTACTGCATTTGAATTTGTAATTGACCTTGCGTGGTCAATAGCGTAAACTGTTGTTGAAGCTGCAACATTTGCAGTGCCTGGGTCTGTTATTGAAATAGAACCCAACAAGTCGTGATGATTAAATGTAGCATCATCATTCACTTTATTAAATTGATTATATTCTACTTGTGCTTTATAACCATTCGCATCATCTAAAGCTAAAGTTGAAAATGTAACAGTTCCAGCACCACTTCTTGTTGTACTTGCATCAACATTATCACCTGAATCAAGAAGGCGAACTGTATATGTACCTGCAGTTCCATCCGTTGTAAATGCAACATCTAAATCTTCACCATCAACTGTATCAGTATCTCCCCCACCACCATCAGTTGTAAATGTTATTCCTGTAATAATAGAACTTGGATAAT